CTTCCCGTTATCGGAAGATTCAATCAGGAGATCTACATCCTCATTCATCTCGGTAATAAGTTTCATCAATAGCCCTCCGAACCTGAATTTCTGGCACGCATTTCTTTACCAATTCTTTTTCTGCGATTTTTTAAATAACTATCTGACCCATCCACCTTACCATCATTGTTAATGTCTTTGTCTTCTTTGCCAACTGGATCTAAGGCTTCAGCCATCTTTTTTTTCTTCTTACCACCGTGACTGTGATAGGCTTCTTCGAGAACTTTCATCTCATTGACAGGAACCTGTCTTTCGATGCCGTGCTCAAATTCAACGTCATACCATTCAACGAAACCATCTTCGTTTGGTTCGGCGTGCATTTCGGTGATGCACTTACCCTCACCCCATTCAGGGTGCTCTACAACGTTTGCACAACCATGACCTTTATCGCTCTTAGCGTACTCTGGTTTCATTTCGCCACCAAAATCTTCGACATCTTCTTCCATGTCTCTTATGATGGATGGTGCAATATTTTTGTATGATTCAGTTAGCTTTTCGCCAAGTTTAGCGTAAAGTGCATCTTCAATTTCTTTCTTAGCGCCAATTAGATTTTCATCTAAAAGTTCTTTGATTATTTTTTGTGTATCCAGCATAGATAGAATCCTCTTTAGTTAAGCTTAACAATATTTATGTATATTATTTGGTTAGTTAGCAGGTTTTGCCTGCTCTTCACCTGGCGGCAATTGACCTTGCATTTGTTGCTGCATTTGCAGCATTTGCATTGCTTCTTGTTCCTCTGCGTTCTGTGAATCAATTTCTTTAATCATTTCTTCACTCTGCTTCAGTATGTTTTTTCTAACGTAGTCAGTAGAAAAATATCTACCAAGATAAGGCTCAACTGCACCCAACACACCCAATCTCTCTTTTAAAATCTCAGTTTCTCTTAGCTCGGAAAAATAAGAATCTTCATTAAATGTAAAGGTCAATCTATCGCTAATATCAGTCCAATCAGTCTCATTGATTACACCTTTTAGTAATAATTGCTTCCTTAATACATCACTCAAAAGACCTGCAAATTTAAATCTAAGTCTAGAGATAAACTTATAGAATTTTGCTTCATCACGGGTTATCTCCGCAGATCTTCCCATATTGAATCCATTTTGAGTCTCTAATCTAGAAAGGGGTACATTTAAAGCTCTATATAATTTTCTTTGTAGGTATTCAACATCTGACATTTCACCTAGATTTTGGCCACCTTGTAGCGTGCTTATTTCAGTTCCTCTTCCGCCTTCTCTTCTTGGAAGCCAAAAGTCTTCAAGCATGTGCATATGATTTCTATCATCTCTGACTTCACCCGTGCTTTGATTGTAAACTAGTTTATTTCTATAACGATTCATCAACTCACGGAGATATTGTTCCGCTTTTTGCTTTGGAAGGTTACCAACATCAATATAAAATATTCTACGTTCTGGTGCTCTTGATATTCTGTAAATAACAACTGCATCTTCTATCTGTCTAAGCATATTTACAGGTCGAATTGCTTTTTGTAAATATCCCACAACCTTTTTGGTGGTGGAATCTATTATACCACTATGAATATACGCAATGGAGTCTGGTGCAATTTTAACACCAGTAGTTCCTGTATATTGATGACTTTTCTTATCGCTGTCGATATACAAGAAAAATTCTTCAGTTTTTGTTACCAGAGGAATTGCACTATTGCCTTTAACAAAAGGTTTCTTTTCTGTATTTCTTACTTTTTTAATTTTAGTTGGATCTATTGGTCTTGCTTCTTTGATTCCTGCTCTTGGATTTTCTTTGTCTATTATTAAATGAAAGTATAATCTACCGTCAATATACCATCTTCTAAAAATTTCATATGCTTTATTATTGAAATCAAACATCCTAAGAACATTATCATATTCTAAGTATATTTTATTTTTAATATTTTCACTTAGATTAGTTTGTTCTAAATCCAACTTCATTGGTTTTCTGTCTGTACCCATAACAATAGCATCATTAACTATGTCTTCAATCGCAAGATCTACTTCTGGATATAAAGAAAGGCTTCTATAGGTTTGAATGAATTGATTTTCATCTTGAACACCACCACTAAAATCAACATATGTTCCCAGAAATCCTCCGGTTTGAAGTGATTGTGAGCCATCATATTCATCTGGTGTTACAAATGATTCTTCTTTTAATTTATCTTCAATTTCTTCGGATTTACTCTTCTTACCAATAGAAAATCCAAATAAGTCAATAGGCATTTCGCTTCTCCATTATATTACCTCAAAGTATTCATATTCTACTTGAACTGTAAACTGTGACATTGTATCTATAGCACCAGCAGATAAATCAAAAGGACCAACTGTGCTGGGCCAGCAATTGTGTAGTTTTACCTGTTTTATGGGCCCATCGCCGTTTAGATCATAATGAGAAACTGTCCAAGTTTCGGTATCTGAATCATAATCAAATGGTGTTTCATTGGAAAAATGTTCATTTATTCTTTCACTCCACGCATGGAGTTTTTCCCAGAGATTACCATCTTCTGTTGTATCATATACAGTAAATCCCCAACTACTATATCGTCGATCGCCGGGTAGTTTTAATACACGACCTCTAAATGGAACACCAATGACACCTACAGTGGCATCTGGTAAATTTAAAGCAGAAACTTCAGCTTCCATTTTATAACCACCACCAGGAATATCCAGATCAACTTTATATCTGTTTGGTCTGGTTCCCATGCCAACACGATTTTTAAAATCAGTTAGTTTTAAGTTAAGTGCCATGTGATTCTCCTACTATCTATTTATCTACAGAACATCACCTTCATTTTTATTAGTGAAGGTAATCTCTAATGTTTCTATGCAACGAGCTGGTTTTACGAAAATACTAGCAACGAAATTTCCTGTCGCAACAACCTCTGGAGGATTGTTAGTTTCGTCACATATAATACTATATTCAGTAATTCCACTTCTTGTTCTAACACTTTCTAGTAGAGAAGTTGCTTGATTTATGAAAGACTGTCTAGTAGAAGGTGTATTCTGTTCAAAAAGCACACGTCTTGCAATTATACCAATCTTCTTTTTCAAGTAAATGAATAGAGAAGAAATCTCGATTTTAGATAATAAGCTAGTAGAATCTGCACCAGTCTTGTTTCCAAAAAGAACTACACCCTCACCAGGAAAACTAAGGACTGGATTTATTTTGTTATTATAAAGATTCGTTGCTTGGGTTGCAGTTGGTGGATCTTTAAGTTTCAATACATTTTTAATTTGACCTCTATTCATACCTGCAGGAGAGAACCAAGGATGTGCAACTCTAAATGTTCTTGCCAAACAACCAATAACATCTGCAGTTAACCTAATCTCATTATAAGCCGAATCATTAGTTATTGTATCTGGATTGGAACCTAATGGTAGACTATACTTACTACCGTAAACAAATATATCAAATTCATCTCCGGTGGGTTCTGATGCATCTACGCTAGAAATATGTTTTACTGCAAAACAATCATTATCTCTATTTGTCATGATGTCATCGAGGTAAGCATCTGCTGTAGTATCCACTGCAAAAATAGCATCAAGATCATGAGAGTTTGAAGATGTGAAAGGAGCTGAAGTTGAAATACCAACTACCATTTTTGTACCATATGAAGTTGATGCTGATGCTGTCTGGAAATTACCCGCCCATGCTCCAACAGGACCATTGGGCCATCTAATCTGTCCTGCGGTAGCTCCAGTGCCACCAGCAGTTATTCCTGGATAATATGCACCAC